CTTTAGAGATCAATGCGATCACTAAAGCTAGCCAGGGTGAGGGTGTAAACTTCTTCACCAGAAGTTTACCACGTCTCGGTAAGGCTCTAGACAGAGCCCTCGCGAGCGATGATCCGTTTGCGCTTCCTCGTGGCTTCAGTAAGTCACCTGGAAGTCAGCTGCCGATGTTATTCGGTGAGCTGTTCAAACGTATCTTCGCTTTAGACGGACGGGTCCTCACGGATCCGTGTGTTGACAGCGTTAGGCATCTAAGGCAACTCTGCTACTTGGTTTACAAGTATGAGTTACCCTATGAGACTAAGCTCGAAACTCAAGTCCTCCAACAGTTTTCAGAAGTGGATAAAGAGGTGTCTTACGATACTTCCTATCTTTCTTCGGTCACTGGTGGACTTCTTGAATACAATCAAGCCGTTCATTGCCAAACTGATCAGTTTGGCGAAGAACTAGCTAGATCTGTGCTTAAGGCCCGTGCCCTGTTGGCACGTTTGTTTAGTGGCTTTAAGCTTGAAGGTCTTAATCCGCGTCATGGTCCTGGGATCGTCTCAACGAAAGAAGAGACGCACCAGAAGTATGACTTCAAACGGGTTAATCCTCGTATTCAGATGGTGTTTCCCTTTGACGAATACTATTTCGTCAATGTGAATCATCTGTCTGAACGTTACGATCAAGCACAGTTGCTTGAATTCAAAGAATCCGATGCCAAGGTTTGCCTTGTACCAAAGGATTCTCGGGGCCCAAGGATTATATCTTGCGAGCCACTGGAAAACCAGTGGTTCCAACAAGGTATAATGCAGAAGGTCGTATCGTGGGTCGAACATCACCCTCTCACGAGGAATGATGTCCGATTCACCAACCAATCGATAAACCGTTTAGCTGCCCTCGCGGGCAGTTATCACGGCCAACTCGTTACCCTAGACCTAAAAGAGGCCTCGGATCGAGTATCGACATGGTTAGTTGAGAGGTTGTTTCCAGAACCCCTGTTAGGGGCTCTGTTAGCAACTCGGTCTCAGTGCACGGTATTACCGACTGGGGAGCGTTTAGAGCTCAATAAGTTCGCACCAATGGGGTCAGCGTGTTGCT